GGCGGTTGGTGAATGCCTCGATGTTGATCAAGGCCTTCTCTGGATACCAACCTTTATGGATGCCTGCGAAGTTCGTCAGTTTGAACTGCATGTTCGGCAGCCGGGCGGAGTTCGCGACGAGGTATGGCCTGCGGAAAACCAGCGAGACGGCGCCCCGATAAGCCGGCGTGAGCGCGCCGAGAATGCCCTGCAGGTAGTCGTTGATCGCCTGCGCGGCATTGCCGTTCATGAAGTCAAAGAAGCCGCTGATGCCGCCTTCCCGCTCGTCACCACCGAACAGGTCTGGCTTGTTGAAAAACCCACGCCCGGATGCGATCGACCCGCGCCATGCCTCCTTTGCGGCCATCTTGATCTCAATCAGGGCGTCGGCCTGGCGGCAAAGGATCAGGTGCAGACCGACATAGTACCGATGCCCGACGGTCTGCTTTTTACCGGCCCCCATTGCGCGCCTCCCTTGCAATCGCGACTGCTTCCAGTCGAGCGATCAGATCCAAGTGCTGACCGGACGCCCTTAGCGCGTCGGCGTCAATCCCGTTGCGGACGAAGCCGCGCCAGTCGAGGCCGACTCGGTCAAACCAGTGCCGCGCATTCTTGCAGACCTGCGTGGTCGGGTGGCGAAAATCGGCGAGGACGATCCGGGTCATTTCTTCTTGTTCTTCTTCTTGATGGCGCGCGAGGCAAAGTCTCCATACCACGCCACGTGAGGATCCTTGATCCAGATCGTTCCGGCAAAGTCGATGATGCGGGCGCCCTCATCCGAGCGCGGAATACCGAAGTCGGCGAGGTTAGACGCCTTCGGGCCCTCTGGGGGCTTGGTGAACAGGGACGCCGCATAGTTGAAAAGGATCCCGAGAACGAGGCGCCAGATCATCAGGCAATGCTCCTGCCATCGAAGGGCGTCTCTTCCATCCACCAGAAGCCGCCGAAGTTCGCGATGTTGTCGAATGTGGCGAGGCAGGTGTCCGGGATCAGATTGCAGCCGGGCGCGACAAGGGCATCCTCGTCACCGATGCCGACTGCTGCCTCGAGCCCGGGCATGATCGATTCCAGGATGATCTGATCGCCGAGGTGCGACTCGATGAACCGCTCCTCTCCGCCCCAATCCAGAATACCTGCAGTGAAGGTTCCGTCGGGCTGCAGGGCCGCTAGCGGGATGGTCAGGTTCCTCCCGTCGACAACAGTGATCGACATGGTCTGCTGGAAGTCGGCCAGATCGAGCGTGCACCCACCTCCGTCGTCGTTGGTGAAGTAGTGCGCGTGCCGGCAGAGCCGTTGCATGACCTGAGCGACAGAGGACCGCCGCATGGCCGTGAAACTTTCCTCGCACCACAGCGTGATGATGAGGAAGCTCATCTGCACCTTGACGACGCGACCGGCGAACTTGACCACGCACTCCTCGTCAGTGTCGCCGGCGTAAAGCTTCCAGATCGTCACCTTGATATCTGCCGCGCCGCTGTAGCCGAGAATGGCCTGCGCCAATGCGTGGGCAGTCGGAAGCACGACCTCCATTTCCGCCCGCTGCGAATTGGTCGTCCGCGTGATGCCCTTGTTGTAGAGCGCCGCCTTGGTGAAGGTCTGGCCGGTCGGATAGTCGTCGTCGGGCCGATCGGCGCCGGTGACGTAGTTTCGCCCGCGGCTGGTCAGATGGTAGGTCGCGCCCCCGGGGATTTCGAACCTGTAGAGCCAGGTTGGCCGCTTTCCAAATACCCGCGTCAGGTAGGAGGCGAATGACATCAGGGAACCTCGATCGTCGGTGCGGTACAGAACGCAGCCAAGCCGGCGCCGACCCACTGGTATGAGATTTCAACGGTATCGACCTCAAGTCGCGATCGATGTGCCAAGCTGACCTGCGCCGCGGTCGTGAAGGCAACGCCAGGGGCTGCGATTTCGAGTTCCTGCTCATCGCCGGTGGTCAGGGCGTCTGTCACCTCTCGCGTGACAAGCGAAGCGCCCTCCCGGATTACGATCACCCGGCCGATCATTTCGGCATCCGTCGTCGCCGGGCTGACTGTGATGGCCAGAGCCCCGGATGAGACAGACGCCTGCAGCGGCAGGTCGTTCTGGCCGGATGGCAGCCAGAACTCTCCGTCCTGACCGCGCAGGAAATGGATGAACCCGCGCCGCTCCCAGCGCTTGGCCGGCGTCTTGTCGTACCAACTGAGGGTGCCCCGCCTGCGAGTGAAGGACTCCACCTCCTGCAGTTCATAGGCCCCGAACCCGGACGCCATCAGATCGCCGACCTGGTTCAAGGATCCCGCCAGCGGCGTGAACGGCACGACGCCGTCCGTCACGACCGGAATGCTGTCGTGCAGCGGGTAAGGGTTGGCGGCGAGGTCAACGGGCTCGATCGACATGAAGCGGGCGGTCAGCCCCTTCACGTCAAAGGTGCTCTGGAACTGGATGCCGCCGGGCGCGACGCAGCGAACGAGGGGCGCGACGATCAGCGGCCGTCCCTTCGTGCCGACATAGGTTTGGGCAAGGCCTGCGGTCACGGTGATCGATGAGCCCCCGACAGAGCCGACCACGCGGGCCTCCCAGCGGTCTGCGTCAAGACCCACAAAGACCTGCTGACCCACGCTGTAGGCGGCAGGAACGGCCACAGGCAGCACGGTGGCCGCTGCGGCGAGGGTTGAGACGCTGACCGTAGCGTTGGGCCATTCCGGGACCAGCCATTCGCCCAGCGCGTTCGCCCTGACGGCCTGAACCATCGCCTCGGCTCCAGTAGTCCGAAGCGTGTGCGCCAGGGTCAGGAACTGCGTCGCGTCCTTCAGGCTGTCGCGCCACTCTCCGCCCGGCGCCGATCGAATGTCGGTGTAGAACTCGAGGTTCTCCGAGATCAGTTGCGGCAGCCACCGCCACACCTCAGCCATTGCGGCTCATCCGGCGCTGCTGCCACGCCGCGGTGCGTTCGCCCTGCGGGCTGCGGTTCCAAGCATCGATCCGGCGCGGGTCGTCCAGCACCACAACAGGCGGCGGGGTGACAGTGACCCGCGGCGCCGGCGCGGAAAACATGGCGCTGCGGCGCGGGGTGTGCGTCTGCGGGCCCGGAGCCATCATCTTCGCGGTCTTGGCCCCACCGACCACGTCAGCCGGCCCGGACACCAGCGTGGGCCGCGTGACCAGCTTTCCATCCACGACCTCGGGCCGTTTCTCAGCCACCAGACCAACCTGGCCAGCCGGGATGTGTCCGCCCATGTCGAACAGGCCAGCGATCAGGCCACCGAGCCCGCCCTTGCCGCCCGCCTTGCCGTTCCACAGCATCTGGAATGCCTGATTGAGAAACAGGTTCCCGAGTTGCCGCAGGAGGTCGCCGATCGCGCTTTTCAGGTCTTTGGCCCCACTCAGGACGCCGACAAAGAAGCCCTGCGCCGCGTTCTCGATCCCCTTCATCGTCTCCGCGACCAGCTTCTGCTTGGCCTCGAGTTCGGTCAATTGCTCGACAAGGGCGGCGATTTTCTGGCCCTCCTCGCTGTAGATCGTGACGCCGGCTTTCTGAAGTTCCTGGTGCAGTCGCCGCGCCGCGTCGGACGCCCCGACCTGCTGGATCTCGGACTTGAGGTTGTCGACCACCTTCTGGATGGCCTCGGCTTCCTTCTCTGCGGCTGCGGCTGCCTCGCTGCGGCCGCCACCCCCGCCACCGCCACCGCCTCCACCCCCACCACCGCCGCCGGCCGGGGCAGATGGGACATCATATGGCGTGTAGAGCGGGCTGCTTTCCCTCGCGCCGGCGTCGAAAGCGGCCCTGCCAGCCCCGTATTGGGCATACTGCGATGCCAGACCGGCGGTCCCAACGCTCTTAAGGTTGTCAGCCGCAGTTTTCGCTGCGTTTAGAGTGCTGATGATTCCGCGCGCCATGCCAAGAAGCTGAGAGGCGGCAGGAAATGCCGACTGAAACGCAGCAACCAAAGAAGACCCATCAGCCGATGCGAGTGTGCTGTTGATCTGCGCTGCCCATCCCTGCAGGGTTTCAGCCGCGCCAGACGCCTCGTCCAGCCCGCCCTGCAAGTTAGCGGCCTCAAGAACAGCGGCGTTCAGCTCCTGGTATAGCTGCCGGATCGGTGGCGGCATTTCTGAGGCGGCTCCGAATGCCGACTCCAGTTGCGACCGCAGTTCTGCCGCCTGTGCCGCCACCTCTGCCGGGCCCTCAGCCGCAGCGAGTTGCCGAAGGCTCTCGAGCAGGCTGTTGGTCGCCTCGGCCGTCAGGTTGAAATCCTGATAGATCGCCGTCGCGGCCTCCGAAGCCCCGAGGCCAAACAGCGAGTCCTCCAAGCCGCCGAAAGTCTGCGAAAGCATCGCAACCTTCTGCTGCAGCAGATCAAGGGCCGTGGTCTCGGCAAGTTGCGACTGGATGCGCAGCGCCTCGGTGGCCGCCATCGTCAGGGCGCCGTAGTTCTTGCCTAGTTCAAGGATTGGCGCGTTGGCTGCGGTCACCGCGGCGCGATACGCTTCCGTCGCCTCGGCCAGGGACTTGGTCGGCTCGCTAAGGGCCTTGCCGGCGTCGGCGCCCTTAAAGAACTCCACCACCATCCGGACGA